TTATTATGGATAGATGTATTATAGATGGTTTAGTATATACAAACTGGTTGTATAAAGAAGGTAAGGTAGATCATCATACTCATGATTATGCTTATAGAGCATATATTGAGCTAATAAAAGATTTAGATATTGTTTTTCATACTGAACCTGTAAGTATGGTTGATGATGGAGAAAGAAGTACTAGTTTTAGATTTCAGACTGAAATTTATAATTTGTTTAAGCGTCAACTTGAACGGTTAAGATATGATAGAATTAATTTTACTGGTAAGATAGTTAATCTTGAAGGATCAGTTGATAAACGTTTTAATGACATTATAATGACTTTGCAAACATATGAGTGTAACGCTAGATAACTCCAACGTAAGTAAGGTACTCGGTCAGGTTGTTGATTATCCTGATCAGTACGATCCGTCGATTCTCGTACGTGAACCGAGACAGAGTAATAGAAAGCATCTTGGTATTAGTGATGATGAACCACCTTTTGTTGGTTATGATATCTGGAATGCATATGAGATTTCTTGCTTAACTAAGAAAGGTCAGCCAGTTACAGGCATTGCTAAGATTGCTTATCCTGGAACTAACAAGTATATTGTTGAGAGTAAGTCTATTAAGTTGTATTTTAATTCTTTTAATATGACACGTCTTGGTAATACTCAAGCTGAAGCTATTGATATTGTTACTGATAGAGCTGAAGAAGATTTGTCTGAACTGCTTGAAACTGATGTTCGTGTAACTATCTTCCCTCCGGATTATGTTAATGATATTAAAGTAGAACCTTATTTTAATGATTATCATACTGTAGAGACTGATAAAGAAATGATGGATAGTCTCGAGTTCAATAAGTATACTGAGACACCTGAGTTGTTATTAGAACATAAGCAGGACTATGGTAATGTAGTTACTCAAAAGCTTCATAGTAGTTTACTTAAATCTAATTGTAGAGTTACAAGTCAGCCAGACTGGGGCGATGTATATGTTTATATGGAAAGCTCGAGTGTATTAGATTATAAAGACTTTGCTAAGTATGTTGTATCTTATAGAGATGAATGTCACTTTCATGAAGAAATTTGTGAGACATTCTATAAGAGATTATGGGACTTATATAAGCCTGAGAAACTTGCGGTCACGTGCTTATATGCTCGTAGAGGAGGTATTGATATTAATCCTACTCGAGTATCACATGTAGACCTTCTCGATAATACACTTATCGATATGGGAATTCCGTTCAGGAAAACGCCAAGGCAGTAAAGGGTGGAGTAGTAATAATGTAGCTGGGGTCTTCGGGCCCCAGCTTTTTTTATGTTGAATGAAAAAAAAGAACCCGGTCCGAAGACCGGGTTGTGATTTGTCTCGTATGTATTACAATTACTAGCTGAGGTAAACAGATTGATTACCTGGTGTAAATGCAGTACCAAGATCGGTTACGATGACTACGTGGTAGTACAGGTTCGCGCCAAAGATGTTGTCTACTACACCATAACGGGTGAGTAAGCCAACGCGAGGGGCGAAGTCGTTTGGACCGATAGTACGTTGTACCATGACAGGGATGTACGGACAGTATACGATACCAGTATCGTAGAACTCAGGTCCTTTGTAGCCCAAGAGGGCGTACTCGAGACGAGATCCGCGATCACCTTGTTCGAACTGACCTTCAGTACGTGTGTCACGGTAAACGTTGAATCTGCCGCCGACATTACCAACTCTAGCTACGCCAACCGCAGGGTTGGTGCTAACGTTACCGTTAACAGGCATAGCATTGAACTCAGGAAGCATTTCGAGAATCGCACATACACGAGGTGTAGCTACAACAAAGTTAGCAGCGCCACGACGGTTACGTACAGCAATTCTGTTTGCCTCAACAATGAGTTTTTGGTAGAAGTCACGGTTTCTTTCGGCCATCCAACGACCGTCAGCACTAGCAGCGCTCCATACAGAATAGCCATTAGAACTTTCAAGAGCAACCTGAATCATGCGCATGATCATCTCACGGTCGATCTCAGCTTGGAGCTCATAGCTCATAGCATTGGTCAACTCGGTGTCGATGTCGATACCGTTCATGTTCTTGAGGTCTTGCTCAAGTTCTACGCTCCAACGAGCGGCTAATCTGCGGGTACCAGCCTCAACAGCAGTCTTCTCGAAGCTAACAACGACTTGTGGGATGCTGCTAGTAAGCTCATAATTCTTGAGTAACTGTGCAACGCCCTTATCAACGTCAGCTTGAGTCCACTGTGAAGGACCACCAGATAATCTGGCGGAAGAGGTACCTGTGAAGCGAGTATCGAGGGTGTTGTAACCAAGCTCATCACCTGTGCTCGCGGCGGAATGACCACCGGTAGGTGCAGCAGCGGAAGCGGCAGAGCCGTCAACGCCACCAGGGCCTAGGCCATTGGCCTCGTACTTATAACGTAGTGCAAACGCAAGACCTACCGGTCCGCTCATAGGCTGAACACCAACGATTTCGTTAGTAATCAACTCAGGGAACGTACGACGGATCATCGGAATCAAGATCTTAGGAAGACGAGCATCACCGGTAGCATAGCCATCAGTGGCTGTGCCACTTCCAGCAGCTGCAGTGAACTGTGAATCAGTACCATGGGTTCCACCCAAAGCACCACCTTCTCCTGCGCTGTTAGTAGCTTCTCTCAAGCACCAGCTCTCTTGGTTTTCCAAGAGAATAGCAGTGTTTAAGCGACTGTGATCATCTTCAATAGCGTTGACGTTGTTGGAAGTGTAATCCAATACTGGGCTCCACTTCTCAAGCAATGCGCTAGCGCGATCTTGATCGATATAGGACTGTGTTGGTCTAATTTGTGCCATAACGTTTACTCCTTACAGATAATCAGGTATAATATTAATACCTCAACGGGTTAAATTCATATAAAATTTAGTATTTACCAAGCTCACCCATGTAATGGCCGAATAGTGGATCTTGAGAATTTTGTTCTTGAACAATTGGCTCAGATACTGGTTCGACACTTTCAACGATTGGGCGATCAACTACTTCAGTAGTAGCTGTAGCTTCTTCTCTTAATGTTTCAAGCTCTTCTTCAGCATTCTTACTAAAGAGCTTCATAGTATAGTCAAAATTCTCTAAGATAAACTCAGCTGGCTTATCAGAAAGAACTTTTTGTGCGTACTTAGCTTGATCTTCATCTAAGTTACGTGTTTTTTGCTCTAATACAAGAGCTGCTTCTAATTGACTAACTTTCTCATTAAGAGATTCATTTACCTGTTTGGTCTCAGCTAACTCTTTGCTAGCCTCGTCAATGCGAAGTTTGCCGTCAATAACGGCATCTTTGATTGTATCTTGGGCAAGAGCCATATCAACGCCTAGGAGCTGGCGCATTTCAGCAAGTACATTACCAGCTCTCTTATTGTTAACGGCCTCTTCTAACATGTCTTGAGGGAAAGTCTCTTCAAGGTAGAGGTCAAGATAATCACTAATGTTACTTACAACACTCTCCTTAAATGTACCAGCACTTTCATTAAGCGCTGTTTCATACTTCTCGACAATAGCAGCTAATTTAGCTGTGCGATCAGCATCGATGGCTTCAACAATTTTCTCTAGCTTGGCAGTGTGATCGTTATCAATCGCTTCAAGGAGAGCAGATACCTTGTTCGCGTGATCTTCATCCTGCTGTGCGAGAGCGGACTCTACTTGGAGTTGCGCTTTAGCTTCAATTGCTTCATTGAAGACAGTTTCAATCTCTTGTAAAGACTCTTCTGACAAAATATCTTTTGTCTGCTCTTTTAAGACATCTGTAATAGTTTTAGCCATAGTTTATTATTCCTGTTCTAAAGTATTGGCGATTCTCTCTTTCATCTTTTGATCGAGCGAATCTTTTAAATATTTATGTGCCTGAGCGTAATTTTTTTCATTTACGCTCTTTAAAAAGTTAACTATATTATGTTTTTCTTGCTCATTCATAGTTTTATCTTTGTTTGATAGCATTAATAAATGTTAAAACCTGTTCTTTTAGATAAGCTTCTACTTCTCTCTTAGGTAAAGAAGCTATACCTTTCTCAAAATTTTCATATACTTCTTCAAAAGTACCATTTTCTTGCATAATAAATTGCTTAGATTCTAAGATACCATTAACAAAAGCTTTAGGGAATGAAGGATCTGCAACACAGTCAATAGCAATAAGCTTCATTTCAGACACTCTATTAACATCACTTTTACCTTCACATGGTGTAAGCTTACCTAAAGCACGGGAACTAACACCAACTTGCACACCGTCTTGAATGAGACCTTCAACAATCTTACCGCATGGTGTATTAGTTAATACTTTAGATTTACCGTATACAACATCACCATCCATTTTGAGCTCTGTAACCATATGACAAGCTCTTCCAAGGTCTACCTCAGCTGTTGTTGGGTGATTTAATTCACCTAATGCTCTTTTTGTAGAGACAAATTCTTCATTATATCTTTTTACCTCTGAAAGCATTTCGTCAGCACTGTAAATACGATGATTTCTATTTTCACCCTCGGCCATCATATATGGGCCTTGAATGTAGAGGGATTTTCCACCCTGAAGATTCTTTTCCTCTAGAACGTATTCTAGCTCTTTAGGATCCGGGGCCTCTACTATTAAATTGTAAGCCATACACAAATATTTATTTTATCGGTGCTCATTATTACCGGGTTTATATAAATAATTCTTTTTCTGTTAATATTAAAAAATCCAAATTTTTCTTAGTAGCATACTGTTTTGCTGCAGACCATTTAGCTTGATTAACAGCATATTGCATTTTTTCATATAAAATTGTTGTTTTCTTCTTGCGTTTAGATTCAACGGGCGGTTTAGTTTGCTTTTCAGGTTTAATTTCAATAAGGTAATTTTTAATACTATTACCTTCTTTTATAGTAACATTACCATCAACAAAATATCTATGTATTTTATTATCAAGAGGACTTATATAAGGTATTATTGTACTTTCACTAGACCATTTGAGAACATTTGGATTTTTATCACACCATTTAAAAAATTTTAATTCCCATGAAGAGCGGTATTCTGGAGTATGTTTACCTGTGTATTTTTCTTTATTAACAGGTTGATATTGACCTTGCTTATACTTTGTATAATTGTACTTTCTTCGAGCCATTATCCAACAAAGAAGATGGGCGGATCTGCATCTCCTAATCCTGGTGTACCAGTAAGCATCTGTTCTTCTAAAGAAGCTTTCTCATTTAAACCTTCTTGCAATAAATCAGTATTTAAAGATCCGCCGCCCATTAAACTTGTACCAGTATATTTGCCTCGAACTCGACCGATTGCTATTTTAGTTAAAGCAAGAGCATACTGATATACCCATTGTTCTTTAAGAGTATCAATAACAGGTTTTTCAAGATAACAGGTAACAACTCCGTAGAACCTAGTTGTATTATTATCATTAGAATCAAACTTAGGTTCTGGAACCATCTGCAAGTATTGTGTTCTAGGATTAAATTTGAATGCTCGTTTTTGTGATAAGAGCTTTTCACGCGTATCTAAAAACTCCTTAACGGTATACCAGCTAATCAGATCAAATCCGTAATTACCCATGGAATAACTAAAATATGTCTGTTGTGCTAAAGTTTGTTCGATTGTAAATAACGTATTAACACCAGTTGTACTACCTTCTTCAAATCCATTAACATTAACAACTTTTCTATAATTATCAACTAAAACATCATATGCAGCAAAAGCATTTTGATTGGCAGAAACACCTGATGAACTTACCAAATAATCATTAGGTATAACTGTTACAGTGCCTGTTGATGTTGGTGTACCTATAATAGTAAATGTAAGAGCGCTTGCACCGCTAGTACCTGTAGTCACAGAAAGTATATCAGAACTGCCTGTAAATATATTACCATATTCTGTTGATGTTTCTGATCCCGATCCTGATTGAACTTGCGTTGTAACAAGAAGCTTAGAAACTCTTGTTGCTTTAGTATCTGCATCAACCATTTTAATAGCATATTCTGTAGGTGTACCGCTATTTTCAGCTACAATCGTGGTAGAGTAAATTACTGCGCTAGCTCCAGCTGTAACTGATGTATTTTCAGCACCATAAGTATCTTGATTGATAGACAAATTAACACCAGTATAACTATCAGCCAATTCTGGTGTAATTGTAAACAGCTTATCTAATCGAATACCTTTACCTTTTTCATATAGATTTGAATCAAAAACAAGAAACTCTTCGTCATAGCCTGCAAATTTAGTAAAATATTCAACAGACATAGTTATGAATTCATATATTTGATTGCGATGCACTTCAAGATTAATCATAGGATAACCAAGAGACATTGCAATACGATCACACATTCTTTCATATGTAGAAACTACAGGTGAAAGATGAGTCCCGTAAAATGTACTTAATGGTTGTGCAACGCTGTAGTCAGGCATAACTTTAAATATTTAGTCAATCAAACCATATTTATAATATTCTTTATAAGCATCAGTTTTCATTAACTTATCAACTAAGCCTTTGTCTATATCGCCATTTTGATAGTAAAAATGAAATCCTTTATTTTGACTCGTGTTTCTTTTTAAGCCAGGTGTATATTGGTGTGCATATCTGTCATATAAAAAATTTTTAAAATTTTCATAATTAAACATCATAACGGAGTCTAACATATGAATATAGTCGGGCAACTGCCACAATCTTTGCAAACCTTTATCTTCTAAACATTTTTCAAACATATCATTAAGGTTTGTAGGGTTATCTATTTTAGATAATTTAACCCCTCTCTCATTTGACCAAAACATTAGGCTGCATATAAGATCTTTCGGATCTCTCAAAAATGTATATGTAAAAAAATTATTATCTTTATATGCTTTAACGGTCTCGTAGCACCAATTGATGTGCTGATTATGTACATGTACATAATCATCTTCTTGTATTATAGCTAAAATATCAAACAGCTCTTTTTTTGTATAATCTCTTTTTACTATATGTTTATATTCTTGTTTATCTCTAACATCCCACCACGAATTAAAAAGTTTATATCTTGGCCGCAAAACATTACTACAAATATAATTTTCTGTATATTGTCCTGCACACTTACCATAATGAATAAACGCATCTCTTTTATGTAAATTAAGTACAGTTTGAGTATATTTATATAATTTTTGATGACGATTTTTTAAGATATTATTTGCACATTTACGAATATTCTGATTCATTTTTAGATGAGCAGTATTTGCATCTTTGTCAAGATTATCTGAAAGGTGTGCATGTAAGCTTTTAAGATTTGATGGTATTTTATTTAAGTCTCTCCATAAACCAAAATTATGCTCTTCTCCGAATGTTTCTATTTCTTTAAACTCTGGAATACGATTCATCCCTTCTTGCTCATAAAAAGTCGAATCATTTAAATACAACCACTTCCATATGTTTGGAAAATTTTTATCTGTGGTAAAAAGATAGCCTGCATTATAAAAACCAAATTGAAATCCTTTGAAAGTATCAGCTTTAGGATAATAATGTGGTGATAGACAAACTGGTTTAGTAAATCTTTCTTGTATTTTTTTAAGGACTATAATATCACAATCTAAAAAAAATGTATTTGTAGTCTGTCTTAGAGCATAATTCATCGCTTCCATTTTCTTTAAAATAGGTGCTGGTTTATGAAATCTATTAATATTATCATGTCTCTTACCTGAGAAATATCTTTTGTTTATTGCTTTAAGTTTAGTTTTATTTGCTGTACAATTAAAAAATATATCTTTAAAACCACGAGATTTTAAAAAAAGTTTTGTAGGATTATCACACGTAACATAAATAGGTTGATCATGATGCATTCTCAAACTTTCAATAAGAATAGCTCCCTCTTCTTTTAAATTTTCAGTAACAACCGTGCAAAATGATTTTATTGTATACCACTCTTTTGCTTCTGTATTAATTGGAGTGTTATCATATATGTCTGAACGTTTTATATCAAATGTTTTAGTTGTAAAAACCTCTCCTAAAACGTCAATATTTTTTGGGATAAACGTATTATCGTCTACTTTTTTAATACCAACGCTAATACCATTAATATTAAGTTTATAAGAACTCATGTATTTCTTCTTCAGTATATTCTTCTAATCCTTCTGCTGTGCCAGCTATAATAAACATACATCTAGGCTGCTGGCCACGATAACTTAGTATAATTTTTCCATCTTTAGTACGACTATTATTTTGAGGAGTCTGGTAAACATGATCCCAATTTACTTGATGCAAATCTTCTTCATCTATAAAAACATAATTTCTATCATTCATTATTATAATGTCTGTGCGTGATAGTAACCAAGTTGACCGGCACTAAGAGTTGTGTTATAAAAATATCTAGCCGTCGATTCAACAATATTCTGATCTGCTGATGTTGGACCTCTGGTTATAATACCTTCGGTACTTTGCGCCCATATATGAACTTCTCCAAAAAAAGTATTTGTTGTTGCTTTTATATATGAACTAAACGTATACGGTGGAGAGGTTTTAATTTCATCTTTCATGACTCTACCTATTTCTATATATTCTAACATAGAACCTGGGCTAGTCGAACTTTCCCAGGTTTGATTTGAGCTTGGACCTATCTGATCAGGCGTGGGGAGAAAGCCATGATTACTAGTTTGTATAAGAAAAGGAGCGGTACCGCCTGGTTCACGAGTAACACCAGAAGTCACTCCGTAGCTTGGAGCTACCCAACCAGCCTCTTCTCCGTTAATAAATACTTGACCGAAATAAGTATCTATTAGTATATAGTTCCAATAAGGTAAACTATTAGATGTTGTATAACGAAGCTGAGAGTATGGTGTAGTCACATACTCATAATCATTAACAATAGCGCTTAACGTT